CAACTGCAAAAATGCGTTTTGTAGGGTCTGCATTAATAAATTGTTCGTTTAATGCAGGTAAACTGTCGAATTTTCTTGCCATGTGCCAGAATAGTAAAGTATCTTTAAATTCTCCATGTACTGAGGATAGCATGTGTTTATATTCTGCATATCGAGGTGTATATCCAAAAGTTTCAGTATCTGAGACTGTAGCTTGTGTGTAAATTTCCTCATTAAGTATTGGTTGCTCTCCTAAATGTGCAAATGAAGGAAAGTAATAATCGAATTTGTCAAACTTTTTAAAATGTTTTGGTAATCCTTGAAAATAAGCTGTTTTTGGCATAATAGACATTAAGCCTATGATATAACCGTGCTCTTGTGAATAATATGAAAAATTATTACCACCTCCTACATTTATACCATGTCCAGCCATGTTACCTTGTGGAGTTGGGTCTGAAGAAGCGACTCCTGTTTCTGATGTCTGCAACACCTCAGATATTGAGACAGGAGATTTACCGCCTCCTAAGTACTCAGGTCTTTGAAGTCTGCTATCTGATGATGTTACTCCAAAATGTGATTTTATTACTTCAATATATCGGCTACCACCTCTTGCGTTTTTTTCTAGCCATTCTTGCAATCTAAATGCTTGTCTTAAATCATTAATTGATGCGGCGGTTGCTGTAGATAAATCTGCTTTTAATTGAGAAGAATTATCTAAATTCATTGAATAATTTGTACCACCAAATTCAGCCTGTAGAATTGTTTGACTAAGTTGATTAGACATTTTTAAATCTGCAGTTGGAGCTGGAGCTTGAGTGCCTGAATAAAATACTTTGTCTCCTGGGTTTAATTGATCGCCACTATATACAATATTAGCTTCGGTTCCGAGAGGTATAGTTGCCTGTGGGCCTTTTTGTGTCCAGGGGAGGGCAGAGGTAAAATAATCGTGGCCCCATGCTCGTTTATGTAGTTCTTGTAGATCGGGATTTGTATTATTACCGTCATTTAATGTATCTACACCTTTAGTTATAAGGTTTTGGTCTCTAAAGAATTCGTTATATATCATCTGATATGCAGCAAATGGAAGAGCTGAAACCAATGTTTGACCTGTTATTGAAGATGGTAATGAAGGAATTCCTAAATAATCTGCTAATGAACCAATAGAAGTAGTAGATGAATTCATACGTACTGTAGGAAATGTTGGATCTGCTGTTCCGTCTTCGCCGCCTGTAATAAAATCTTCCCAGTTTGACCAAGTTAATCTATTTGGTACAAAGAAGAAATGCTGATATACGTCAATACGATGCATAACTGGTGCTAGCATAGGAGCAAAGCGTAGCATTTGCGTACTTGATAATTTGATTTTATCTCCAGGTAAGACGTCCATAACTAGGGTGGGAGTTAATACTCCCATGTTCATAGACATTTTACGGTCGTGTGATAAGTTAAACGTGTTACTATTTGGTTTGTTTACTTTAATTTCGTTAAATATTGACATAGTTTTTATTTTTATTTTAAAAATTGTTGTGGATTTTGTCTGTGAAAAATGCTAAGTAGTGTATCTAATATGACCTTTTTATAATCGTCGCCTCTTAATTGTCCTCTAGAAGCTCTTTCTAATTCAAAGTCTTTATATTTACCTTCTTTTCTAATATTTCCTGTTTCTGCGTCGAGTTTCTCGGTTTCTGAAGCTGTTTTTAAAATATCTTTTAAAGTTTTTTGGATTTGTGCTTTTTTATACTCTGCTGATGCTGATAAATCTGTTTGTTTAGATAATTCAGTATCGGCTTGGGCTGTTTTAAGTATTTTATCTGCTGTTAAAACTCCGTTTTGTGTTTTAAGGTTATCTGTCTGTGCTTCAGTATTTTTAAGATTTACATATTGCATAATTTCATTACCGGGTTGTATATCTCGTATATCCGCTGCTTTTGCTCCGGGTAATGAGTTAGCTGTTCCAGCTGTCTGGCCAGAAGATCCGCCATAAACAAGATTAGGATTAAGACCGGCGGCTTTTAATCTTTCAATTTGTTGGCTTGGATGATTATATGCATTTGTTCTATCCCACATATTTATATCGTGGGCTCTTGCGCGGTTAGCTTCTTTTTTTCGTGATGCGTTACCGCCTAAAGTGCCGAATATGTTTCCAAGTAATCCGGCACCGGCTGTTATTAATGGTACTGCTAATGGTGCGGGCATTATTTTATTGTTTTTAAATTAGTTTTTCTAGTATCTTGGTATAATTTTATTAATGCGTCAATACGTTCAAGATAATTTTCTGGTTCTATACATCTGTAAGAGTATAGTTTAAAGTTACTTTCTAATTCTACAGCTAGTAATATTCCTGCTGATAATTGTTTTCCAGTTTCTTTTTTTTGTGCTTCTGTTTGTAATTTTGACATGATGTTGATTTTAAGTGCTTGATTTACAAGCTGTTAGTGTTTAAATTTGTTCTATAATTTATATTATGTTAAGCCGCATTTTTACTGGGCTTAAGAGCGTTTTGCTCTTTTTGTTTTTGCTAATATAATACTTTTTTTTTATTAACCAAATTAAGCTTTGATCTATTAATTTTTGTGCTCCGTAAACTGCGCAGTGTTTTAATAGTTTTTTGCTTTTTAATATTGGTTTTTTAAGTATTTGTTATTATTAGCTAATTGTTTGTTTTTCAGTTGAGTGTCAACTGGCATAAATATATCAAGATAGTATATTTATGCTCTCCCCTATCGTGGGAGTTGTGCTAGAAATAAAATTAAAATTATAAATTTTCATTTTTTTCAAGCGTTTGTTTTTCTGTTTCCTCTTTTAAGGCGTTCTGATGGTCTTGTAATTTTTTAGCTTGGTCTGCTAAGTGTTTGTCGTTTTCTTGCTTTATTTTGAGGCTTAAGGCCTTTTCTCTTGCTTTTAGATCTTGTCTAAAGGCGTCTAGATCTGTTATATCGTCTATTATTGGAATTTCAGTATCGAAATACATAGGCTCGTTGTGAGAGACGTCGCTTTGTATTCCTCGTGAATGGTTAACTAAAAGTTGTTTTATAGTTAGTGTTAAGTCTGGTACGGTTAAGCTTGGTTGATCGTTTATTTCTCCTTTAAATTGTAAAGGAGTGGTTTGAAATTGTTTTCTAAGTCTTGGATTAGAAAATTGCTTTTTTGTTTTGTTTGTTGATTTTTTCATGGCGTCTGTATTTATTTAGTTTAGATTGGATTTCCAGATCAAAGTCATGCTGCTGGAATTGTTCCCAGGTTTGGGCATTGTGTTCTTGCCATTCGGCTGCCATTTTTTCGCGTTCTGCTCTGGAGAAGATTTTTTCTTTGTAGTATCGGGGCATTTTAAGAATTTGTCCTCCTGCTTGTGTGATACATGGTAATTTGTTACTTCTGTAGTAATTTTTAATCGCTGGCGAGAGGTAGTTAAGACCAATGTTCTTTGATTGTCTTTGAAACTGTGGGTGACGGTCATCATCGTCTTGACTTGGTTCCCATTTGGATTGCATAATATAGCCGAGAGTATATCGTTGTGAACCTCCTTCACTTTTTGCGATATCGACGTGGCCGTGTCCCCAGATGTGTTGTAGTTTTTCATGGTGTTGTAATATGTTTTGATTAATATTAAATACTATTGCATGGTAATGTGGGCGAAGAAATTTTGTTCCATATTCGCCTACTGCATAGTATCGGATTGTTTTACTTGAATTGTTTGCTTTACGTAAGCGTTTCCAAAACGTTGTTAAATGTTTTGGATCTAAGGTTTCGTGTCCATTAAATGACATTGGAGCTTTTGCGTATGTTAATGTTATAAAGGCTGCAGAGTTTGAGATTTTTTGTTCTTGCTGCAGTCTAAATATCCATGCGTTTTGTCTGTCTCTTAAACATTCGGGACATTTACCACAAGGGACGACATTAGTTTTTTTGCCGCCCATTGTAGCATAGTTTCTGTATAATGTGAGTGGTGTTAGACACATAGTTTTACATTCTGATTCCGCCTCTGGCTATACGAAAAGTGTTTAATCTTTTGTCTTTTCGTTTTTGTCCGTATTTGCGGCGTGATTTCATTTTTCTTGTTGATCGTTTTCTATAGTGCATAGTAGGTTAAGTTATAGTTATACTCCTTTGGGCGTTCCAAAGTAAGGCATTAGTCTAGTTGCTTTTAAATCGTGAAATACATGGGCATATATAGTTTCAGAATCTTGTAATTCAACTGCAAAAATGCGTTTTGTAGGGTCTGCATTAATAAATTGTTCGTTTAATGCAGGTAAGCTGTCGAATTTTCTTGCCATGTGCCAGAATAGTAAAGTATCTTTAAATTCTCCATGTACTGAGGATAGCATGTGTTTATATTCTGCATATCGAGGTGTATATCCAAAAGTTTCAGTATCTGAGACTG